TTTGCTGTTATTCTTACATTTATTGTTTTATTATTAGGTCTTATAGTTCCACAAATTATAACTAACAATGTAGATAATGTATTAATTATAAAAGAAAATACAAATTTATTAAAAGAGATTTTTCAAAATGAATCTAAAAAACTGTTTAATTTAAAAACCACTGTACGCGAAAAAATAGAATCTGGTGTAGAAGACATTGATATGGAAGTTTATTCTTTAATAGAATCTATCGTTGATGATAATGATAAAAGTATAGATATAATTTCTACAACTATTTTATCTGAATTAAAATTAATGTTTTTTATAAAATAATGACAGACATAACCGTACATAAGCCTGATGGGTCCACCTATAACATAAACATCCCCGAGTTCCACAAAGAACCCTATTACGAGATTTCCACGGCATGTGAGGACCCTGAGGCCTTTGTAAGGGGTCTTATACAGAAATATGAGGACATCAAGACCGATCTCGCAAAGGACTCAAAAATGTTTCCTGGAGACACTAATTTTACAGGTCATGCAATTGATGAGGTCGTTAAGATGATTAACGATGTTCTGTATTTTTTGAAGAGGATGCAAATTGGAGCACTTTGAATTCTACGAAGTGGGGTACATTTACATGGACAAACAAATGTTTGCGGTGTATTTCACATTAAAAATAGCCCAGGCCGCAATGAAAAATATGATTGATAGAGGAGTTCAAGTAACCGGGTTAGAATCTCAAAGACTATAAATCTATTTTATAAATATCGTACTCAAACTCTTCTTCATTATAAAGTTTAACTCTTTCTATAAAGTGGTTTAAGGTATAATTCTTTCCACAATCATCAGCAATATCATATAAAACACACTTATCCTTTGTTTTAGATTTTCTGAGTCCTCGACCAATTGTTTGAAGAACTCTGATTTTTCCTTTACTTGGAAAACCAAATATGATGTTGTTTAGGTTTTTAATTGAAACTCCAGTGCTGAAAACTCCATACGATGCGATTATTATTGCATTATTTTCCCTTTCAACAATTTCTCTAACGGCTTCTCTTTCTTTGGCATCAACACCACCATGAACAAAGAATACCTTTCTTCCATCAGCGGCCTTTTCTTTGATTAAATCATAAAGAACTTCTCCATGAGTTTCTACCCTTGAAAAGATCAAAAGGGTATTTCCTTTTAGACTTAATGCAAGATTTCGTAGGTAATTATTCCTATTCTCGTTGGTAATTAAGTACTGAACCTCGTCTTCATAAGTAAAGAATTTTTGTTCTTTATGTTTTAGAACTAGGCACTTGATATCTAATTGGGCCGCTCTTCCTTTTTCTATTAGTTCTTTGGTGTTAATTGCCTTATATGATTGACCAAAAAGCCCCGTAATCGTAAGTTCATTAACTGCCTTTCCGTCATCATTATTACTCAGAGTTCCTGTAAAACCAAAACGGTATTTTACATTATGAGCGTTTTTCATAATGTTGATCAGGCTCTTAGATTTTACACCATGACATTCATCAACCATAATTACGTCATAATCGTCATAGAATGACTTTGGGTTATCGCTTATACTTTGCCAGGTAGAAAAAGTAACGGGCATGTCGGTTTTATGATTTTGACCAGCATAAATCATATGAATATTTTCTTCTGAGTCGTACCCATAATCTGCCCAGTCTTTATACATCTGATGAATCAGGCTAGTAGTCGGGAACACGCAAAGAATCCTTAACCCTTTCATCAGGTAATATTTTGAAATACAGTAAATCATAAAAGACTTACCAGAAGAAGTTGCAGACAGAACTGTTTTACGATTATATCTCAGGCACTCATAAACAGTATCAATCTGGTAATCATATGGATCAAGACCAGACTTTTTTCCAATGGCCTTGACAAAACCAGAAACACCTTCTTTGGTTATTTCTTCATTGATCTCAAAAGGACAACCGTAGAATTTGCTATTTCTGAATTCATAAGAATACCCATAGGCCTTTATTTTGGCAATTACTTTATCAAGTAATCCCGCATAAATTTCACCAGTTGTTTTTGATAGTAAACAGATTTGACCATTCCAGCCGCCTCTTTTATAGGCCGGAGAAAATTTGGCCCCAGGCACCTCAAAGGTAAAGTAAGGAGCCAGTTCATAAAGAACATGTGGCTCACAAACCAGCTTAACAAATACTTCGTTTTTCTTTTCAATAATTACATCAGACATTACTGACCTGCGATGAATTTACTCCACTCGATGCTATCTCGGATTTGAAATGATCTATTGTGAATCATCTTCAAGATATCAGTGAGATATCCCATAACATGAGAACAATAATCAACCCTGGTTTTTAGTTTTACTAGGTCCTCATCAGAATTTAGATAAATCGGAACGTCGCTTTTTAGTATTTTATGAGGCCATGGTTTTTCATCGTAAACTTTATCATCTGCCTTGCCTAAGTAATAAAAAGTCTTTTCGGCATATAGGGCATTATATTTGGCCTCAAATTCCTTTTTTAGCTCATAAAATCTGTTTTGGATCTCATGATATTTGCTGTGAAGCATAGGAATTCTAAGGGCCTCCTCATGTAGATTATCTGGATCCATTTCAGAATCCTCTTTCCACATGGCCTCAATTTCATTTAGTTTCATAAAGTTCTACCGTTTGCGTCTACAATTTCAAAATAAGTGTATTTAAATTTTACTTCTGCAGTAAATGGATCTGAATCCTTAAGGGTCGAGTCAAACAATAAGGTCGTCAGACCATAAGGAAACAGGTCGTAGTATTTAACCGTAAAGTTTGGACGTTGATTGCTGTTTAAGACTTGCAGGGTTCCGTCAGAATAAAGACCTCCTTCACTCCTTCGCAGGTCTTGAATCTGGTCTAGACTTTCTGGGTAGCCAAGACCCTTGAGCCATTTATAAATTTCTAAATAGTTCTCAAGATTCTCGTCAACTAGAAACTTAAGGTTAAAGTCCTCAAATGTTATCTTGTCTCCTGGTTCATAAAGATCTGTATATGGAGTCGGAAAATTCGCCAGACCCAGCGTCATTGATGGAATGTTTGATGTGTTAGAATAAAACGAGACCTTGGGCGCCTTATTCAGGGTGAACAAAAACTGAGTTGGCTGGAGGAAGTTTCTGTTTTCTACCTGGTTCCGAGAAGGTTGAGCATAAGGAAAATTCGGCATATTACAAAGACTTTTTACTATTTATGGACGATTTTCAAAAACTACTCCAGAACTCATGGACCGATCCTGCCCTATTTATAAGGCTAACAAAAAATCAAGAGTTTATCAAAAACCTAGAAGAAAAAACGTCCTTTTTAGACGCTCATTATACTAAAGTAAGAAACAAGCACAGGGTCTACATTCTTTTAAACAAGATAACCACTCCTCCTCTTTGCGAGTGTGGCTGCGGTCTACCGGCAGCCCTTAACCAAACAAATCCAGAACAAGGATTTAGAAAGTTCTTCAATAACGATCACGCATTAAAAAATAAAACCCCTATTATCACCAAAGAGGAATTATACCACCAAAGAATTATCCTTCAAAAATCGGTAGAGCAGATTGCAAAAGACCTAAAAATTGGAGAGGTGTCAATCAGGAACAAATTAAAAGAATTTGGCCTTAATGATCTGTTTGATGCAAGGCAAAGAAACGTTAATGCAAATAAGATCCTTCAATCGAAAGAAGAATTAAATTCTCTTTATGAAACAGGATTAACCACCGAACAAATAGCCGAAAATCTTAATACGACAAAAGGAACCGTATCTAGGTGGATGTCGGTTCATGAAATCCAGGCAAGACCTAGTAATTTTTATGAACGGAAAATTAAGAAGATCTCTAAAGAGGAGAATAGTCTTTTTAATTGGTTGAGTGGTGTTTATAAAGGCGATATTCAGCAGTCAAATAGGTCTATTCTTAATGGCAAGGAATTAGATATTTTTATACCAGAGAAAAATTTGGCCATTGAGTATAATGGGCTCTATTCGCATCTTTATAGGCCATGGGAAGAAAAAGAGGGTCTTATTAAAGGAAGAAATTATCACTTACAAAAAACTATTAAATGTGAAAAGCAGGGTATTCAGTTATTGCAGTTTTTTAGTGATGAATGGAAGTTTAAAGAAGATATTGTTAAAAATATTATAAAAAGTAAGTTGAGTCTAAATGAGAGAATTTATGGTAGAAAATGTTCTATTAAGGAAATTAGTGTCTCTGAAAAGAATTCTTTTTTAAATCAAAACCATATCCAAGGGGAAGATAAAAGTAAAGTAAAACTGGGTCTTTTTTATGATGATAATTTGGTTGCGGTTATGACCTTTAGTGGTTCTAGATTTAATAAGAATTTTGATTGGGAATTATCTAGGTTTGCGTGTTTAGGTGGTTATACTGTTGTTGGAGGGTTTAGTAAGTTATTAAAGTATTTTATTAGTTTTTATGGGGGTTCTATTGTTAGTTATGCTGATAGACGCATATCGTGTGGTGATGTTTATGAGAAGAACGGGTTTGAATTAATTCGTGTTAATGGGCCTTCTTATTTTTATGTTGACAGTAGTTGTTTGAGGCGTTATAACCGCATGAGGTTTCAGAAGAAGTTTATTGGGGCTTATGATTGTACCGAGTATGAGAAGGCGCGTGAGATGGGTTATGAGAAAATCTGGGATTGTGGGAGTCTTACTTATGGGTTGGGGTTGACAAATCGGGAGATATATAGTATGATACATCGACACATTGGGTAAGTAAAAATGTCTCAAAAATTTAAGGATCGCGTCTATGATACTAATGCTGTTTACTATGTTTATCATTTAATTAATCCTGTAACTAAACTTCCATTTTATGTTGGTAAGGGGACTAGGTATAGGTGTTATCAGCACCTTAAAGACACTTTTGAACAAGCAAGAAATAAAAGATTACATGGGCATATTAGAAAACTTAGGGAAAGGGGTATTGAACCAGTTGTTTTCAAAATCCAAGAAAATATGCTAGAAAAATATGCCTATGATTTAGAGGAATTAGAAATTAGAAAATATGGCCGAGTTGGTTACGAAGAGGGTGGCATTCTTATGAATTTATTAATTGAAGCTAGACCTCCCATTGGATTTGGTGAAGAAAATGGTTTTTACGGTAGAACTCATTCTGAAGAAACAAAGAGAATTATTGGAGAAAAAAATAGAGGCCCCAAACATACCGAAGAATCAAAAGAAAAAATACGACAACGCCATAAGGGTGTCCCTAAAAGTGAGGAACATAAAAGAAAGATTGGTGATAAATCAAGAGGTCGTTCTCCATCACAAGAAACCAGAGAAAAATTGCGGGCCGCCGCCTTACAAGAAGATGCCCTTAGGAAAAATATCGAGGCTAAACAAAAAGAATGGATCGTTACAACCCCTGAAGGTGAAGAGCTAGAGGTAGTTAATCTTTCCGATTTTTGTAAAGAACGTGGTTTATGTCGCTCTAAAATGTACAAAGTCGCTTCTGGTAAGGCCAGTCATCATAAGCATTATAAATGTAGAAAGAAGTATCCAGATAGTTGACAATAAAAAGAGGCGGTTCCCCGCCTCCGTGTTTTGTATCAAACGATACCAAATTATGAAAGATTCTTGATGGATGTTCTACGGTAATAGCGGTTGCTATTAATCTTAAGTTCACCAAGACCCTTAGTTTCACCTTCGGCGAATGGGTTTGCAACCATACCATAACGAGTCTTAAATCCGATGGAAGGCTGATAGGTCTTAGGATCTACAGCACGAACCATTTGCAACGGAGTATATGGAGCATATATCAAACCTGTATCGTATGGACTAGAACCTTTATAACCAACAACATAATACTGAGTAGCATTAACGTTGGCAGAATAAGGATCGATATAAACACGATACTTACCCATAAGAACACCAGCAAAAGTATTGCCAGTATCATCTACGTTCAGGTTAGCATTAAGAGCAGGAGTATAATCGAGTACACCGGCCATGGTTAGCGCAGAGGCTACGTCAGCGGAGCACATGATTACGTTACCCTTCCCGCGACGAGTACGCTGGGCGATAGCGTTTGCATCGCGCTCGATTTGGAAAAGAAGACCCTTAAACTTCTCAACGGACCAACGACCGTTGCTGTCGATATCAAGGTCAAATACACCAGGAGTTGCGGTATTTACGGCTGCACCCTGTTCGGCCACCTTATAAATGGTACGAATAACCTCACGGTTAATTTCGGCCATAATTTCAGTAGACAGAATGTTAGCCAGCTCGGCCTCAGCAGAAAGACCGTGAATGGCCTTGAGGTCCTGGGCAAGCTCAATGGTGTACTCGGCACGCAGAGCACGGCTCTTTGCCTCAACAAGAACTTTCTCGATAGAGAAGCTCATTTCATTGAACTGGTTGTTATCGCCGTTACCTAGGTTCTCGGCGTCACCAGTTACCATACCTTGACCGAGGTTATAAGCAGCCTGATCAGCGGAACCGGTTGGGTTGAGTAGACCAGGGTTGGTGCCTTGCTGACCAGCAGTAGTACCTAGACCAGAAGCAGCAGAGCTAATACCGGCGGTTAGGCTACGACCACTGTTTTGACCAGAGAATGAAGTATCAACTTCATTGTAGAAAGTCTCAGTACCAGTCTGGCTGCTATAGCGTGAGCGCATGGCGAAGATAAGACCAGTAGGACCGGTCAGGGGCTGTACGCCAGCAAGATCATAAGCAACCAGATTAGGCATGGCCCGACGAATCAGGCTGATTAGGATTGGGTCAAAACCGGCTACTGGACCACCAGCAGCGGCTGAACCACTGAAACCACCGGAAGCGCCAGGGGCGTTACCTAGGGTAGTTTCCATAAGGAGGCCATTATTAAAAGCGTTAGTATCACGGAGTTCTTTTTCTTGGTTCTCTAGTAGAATAGCGGTTACCTTCCGACGATGAGAATCCTTGATGGGCTCAAGGCCGTCAAAGTTCAGAAGGGGCGCCCACTTTTCTAGCAGATGTTGTTCGTTTAGTTCGGACATTTGCGTTACCTTTTAGAGTTTAAAGTTTGGGTTTGATTTAATATTGAAATCAATTATTAGCAAGCAGTGAAGCCGCCTTGAGATACTGATTCATTGAGTTTGAGTAGGACTCATTCGCAACGTATTCGGTGTCTTCAGTGAGCACTTCAGGCTGTGCAATTGAAGAGACATAAGTTACAGGGAAATATGATTCCCGTAGGGTCTCTAATTTTTCACGATAAGAATTTTCACTTTCAAACTCAACACTTTCGGCAAGTGAGGCGAGCTTTTCCTTCTGAGTGGCGGCTAGGCCATCAGCTACATCGTCAAAAATACCTTCGGCAACCGCCTCACAGAGACGCTTGTTTAGTTGGATATTCTTGTCAAGTTGCTCGTTGAGTTTATCTTCCATTTCATCTAGTTTTTTCACCATATTCTCAAGGACATCGTATTTTTCATCTGGCATTGATACATAATGTTGTTCAAAAAGTCCCTTGAGATTTACAAGGAAGCTCTCAGTGAGTTCTTCCTTAATACCGCGAGTGACGGCGAGCTGATTCTCATGCATCCACTCTTCTGCAACATATTCAAGGTAGGAATCAGCACGTTCTTGAAGTTCTTCGGCAATGGCCTGAACTTCTTCTTGGAGAGCCGCGTTATACTGCTCTTCAAGAGATTCTTTAATTTCGGAGACCTTAGAGCGAAGAGCGGCCTCAAAGATGGTCTTGGCCTTTTCTTTGAACTCTTCAGAAAGATCTTCGCCACCAACAAGAGCCTCAACATCTTCTTGGATGTCGAAATCTTCCTCGTCTTCGTCTTCTTCGGTTTCTTCAATCTCAGACTCGTCTTCGACTACTACTTCTTCATCTTCTTCAGAAGCATCTTCGACTACTAGATCGTCTTCGTCTTGCTCATCCTCTTCAGGAAGATGCATCTTAGGAGTAGTCTGATCGCCTTCCTGGGAACCTTTACGGCCACGGATAATATTGGCTACTCGTTGAATGTTTGCAGCCGGATCTTTTAGCTTTGCGCTATCGTCATCGGGCTTGGCATTTTCTGGGGTAGGACCTCCAAGATCTTCCCAACCACCAGTCTGACCATCAGGAATACCAGTGGTTAGCTTTGGCATTGGATCGCCAGGTTTGGCACTTGCATTAACCTTAGTCTTGGACTGAGGGTTCTTTGCTTCCATTTCATCTAGTTGTTGCTTGCGAGCCATTTAAAAGTCTCCTTAACAGTGTGTATTACTCTATTATTATTTAGAAAAGTTTTACTTTCATAATCTATTTATACTTAAAGCATGTTCAAGTAATTCTCAAAATGCATAATCATCCGCTCTTCGGATAATCTTTTGCTAACCACATCACGTTCAATCTTGTTTTTAATATTCATTGCAACGTATTCCTGCTTTGCGGAATCATAAATCCACTCTTTGCCCTCATAAATGCCATTGACAAAAGCAGCAGCACCGACAGAAGGATCATGGACAATATCAACACAATTAATAACAAGATCAGGACCAACGACTGAATAACCTTCATTAGTCGGTTTTACACTACCAAGAGCCCGTGAACTAACACCAAGAACAACACCCTCATCAATAAGACCCTGGGCAATTTTACCCATTGGGGTATTAAGAATCCTGGCCTTACCATAAAAATAATTACCATTCTCTTTAAGGGAAGTAATCATATGGGATACTTTGGTTAGATCGACACCTGGGACTGAATTATGATTCAGTTCACCAAGAGATCGTTTAGAATTAATAAAATTATCGGTGTAGGTCTTTACGGCCTCCCTTAGGATTTCCATTGGATAAACCCTATTGTTTCTATTGGGGTTATTGCCCATAAGGAAATTACCTTCAATAAAAAGGGCATTTTTACCGTTTACTTTTTCAGTAATGTATTTTACTGATTCGGCTTCTTCGATGATTAGTTTCATTTTATGCGTCTCCTGAAATTTGAACTTGTTGATAATAAAGTGTTCCTGCACCAGTACCAAAAGTTCCAACTTTTAGTGACTTCCTCATATCGCCATAATCACTGAAGGCAGTTACAATACCGGATGAATTATTATTAACGGTTATTCTTGTTGAAAAATAACCACTTACATCTGCAGTGTTGTTTACCGATAGTACCTGTTTATGTGTAAAATTATAAAAAGGTTGATTAGGGCAATTGAGAGAAACGTAATCGCCTTGATCAAAAGGGGATCCGGTTCCACTTGGAAAATCAATAGTTGTGGTTGCTCCGGTTGTAATTCCGGCTACTCTTTGTGATGCAGGAGATAACGCAAGAGTCGCAGAAGAATTGGCCGGGACGTAATAATCAGAAGAAGTGGATAGTGGTTCTGAATCGATCTTTACAAATACCCCAGCAGAAACCGCAACAACTCTTAGGGTATCTGAATAAACAGAAAAAGGAGAAGAGGTTGATGCGGCCCCAGATGCAATTGCAACAGATGAACCACTTCCAACAGGTCTATGCGCCATTATTTTTTAATATAGTATTATTAGCTATTTATGAATAATGGTTTTTAGACATTAAAAAGGCCCACTTTTCAGTGGGCCTAGTGTTTATGTTAATGAAAACTATAAAATGGGCATCTCAAAATCTTGAGTAACACCAGCATAAAATTTCCAAATTACTTCACTTGTATTTCCGGCCCATTGGGCTGCCTGGGTAACTGGAATTCCGGCTTCTAACCATCTAGAAATTGCTACGTGTCTTAGATTATAAGGTCGATAACGTTCTTTGACCAAACCAGCATTATAAAGAACATCAATTTTGTCCCTAAAAAACGACTGAAAGGTGTAGCGATTCCATGGGAAAATATAATCATCCGGGGAGTCTAAAACAAGTGTTCGCATTTCTTCTAGGACCTGTTTGGATCTTTCGTTTAATGGAACTTTTCTTTGTTTATTGGTTTTTGTGCTGTTTTTATGACTATGGGTTCTGAGTTCCTCGGACGTGGCCGAATTTTTTAATGTATTCGCCCTAAAAGAAATTACGGCAACGTTACTTTTAACATATCCTTTTGAGTTATCTATTCGATCAAGACTAGGAGAATAGTCAGATCCAGTAACTCCCTGTACCGATTGGAGTTTTATGCCTAGGGCTGGACAATACTCTGGAATAGAAATATCATCCGATGTAAGATTAAAATCGATATTTTTTTCCTTTGCCCGCTTTTTGGCCGAATAGAGAAGTCGTTCAACATCCGATAGTTGTTTATGATTTATTGACTCGCAATTTGAACATAAAGAACAGCGTTTTTCTTTTAAAATTGTCTTTTTACCATGAATACTTGATGGTTCAAGTAGTGTGAAATTAGTAATTGGAAGATAATTTTTACAGCCACTACACCATGAAATTATGGGACATGGTGTTCTTTTTGTTCTACGCCATTCTTTATATCGTGCTTGTCTTGTAGGTAAAGAATTTAAATATTCTTTTTCAGAGGGGGTCATTTTATGGCGAAATGTATTATTTATTGGTTATTAAAACCCGACCCCCCATTTTCCGGGGACACTACGGGGGTTATTCTGTACTTGGCTCTGGGCGGTTGTAAGCCAACAGCGCAGGAATCCGCTCAGCAGCGATCAGCCCAGCGGCGGCCAGTGCCTGTAGACCGGACTCCAGTCGGGGATCGTCAAGAGCCACCGTGGGAGCGCTTATGAACTCATCCACCAGGGCAGCCACCTGTGGGGACTGCCCGGCAGCGGCGAGGATCGTCACGTATTCAGCGGCAGTCAATCGGTGGATGAATGCAGAGCTGGTGATCAACCCAATGCGGTTCAAGTCGGCATAGATGCGCCCTTGATGCTGCAAGAACTCCAGCGCGAGCTGCTCGGGCGTCGTGCCGTTGCGGTTGGCGGCTTCAACCCAGCCATCAATCAGGCGGGAATCGGAAAGAGTGACGGTTAGGGTAGAGAGTGTCATCAGGATAACCGGTAGGTGACATAGGTGTTGGCCGCCGTGCGCCGCGTGGCAAAGCGACCGGTTGTGCCAGCGGCCACTGCATCAGCCCCCACAATCGTGTGATCTGTGTTGGCGAGGATTGTTGCCGCATTGCTGCCGGTGTTGATCACGCTCCACTCAAATGTGAGATTGTCGGCGTTGACTGCAAACCCGCCCTCCACGTTGGCACCAGTGGGCAGCGTCATGGCCACTGGTGCAGCCGTTGCGGTTGTGATGATGCCGCCTTGGATGTCGGCCATCGTCAGCGTTGCCGTGGCGTTGACTGCGGTAGGGGCAGGCTGCGAATAGCGGTAGCAGCCGTCGCGGCTGATCTGAACGCGGGTGATGCCGTCCGTCTGCCACTCCAGTGCGCGGGCGGTGCCGCCTGCCGAGCCTTTCTCGGTGCCGATGCGGAATGCAGGAGTGCCACCTGTGAGCGTGGTGGAGGATACCGCTTGAAATTCACTGACGACGTAAGTGCCAGTCCCGCCAGTGCCTGTACCCAGCGCCGTGATGCGGGTGCCTGCGGCAACGTTAACGCCAGTGATAATCTGTCCGACAGCCAAAGCGCCGCTGGTGACGGCGGTAACCGTCAGCACAGTGGTGGAGATAGAACCGGTGAATACAGCATCAGATGTGCTGCGCTCCCAAGAGGCCTTACCTAGCTCAAAGTTGGTGGTGCTAGCAAAGGCGCCATAGATACGGAAGGCTTGGGCACTATTAACGCGACGTTGAGCGAGGATATTATTTGCATCACGAACTATAGTTGCGCCCAATAAGTCCAAGCCTCCAGGTGTGTGCACGGTGAGAGGTTGGACCCCAAACGCAGTGCTATAAAATTGAAGAATTGTGCTACCACCGCATCTTAATGTTCCTTGCTCAAAGGAGCCTTGTATGTTGAGATCTCCAGAAGATCCCGAGGAAAACCTAAGACGTGGAACTCCATTTAGCTGCAAATCCAGCAGGTTCCCGGTAAACCCGCTTGGCGCATTAACGCCAAACCCCGTGCCAGCAGTGCTCCAGCTTGTTGACGTGGTGCCAGTTGGTTCAATCAGTAACGCTGGCTTGGTGGTTGTGCTGGTGC